TATCGTAAGCAAAAGTAGTTGCCGCACCACCTTGAGCCGTACCACTATTTGCCGTAAAAGGTACAGTAATCTGAATACCAGACCCATCCAGATTATCAATAGAAGACACTTCAATTCTTGCTTTGCAATAGACTAGCCTTCCGATTTTGACATAGCGACCATATTGCGCTGTGTGGGTTACGGTTACTAGATTAAACGCTGGCGTCCAAGTCCCTTCCTCATAGTCATCCAGATAATTAGCCGAACCAGTGCCGCCCACATAGACACCGCCAGAGAGGTAGAGGTCTTTGAAGCGTCTATCAGCTGAACCAATGTCATCTGTGTTATCTACAAGCGGTCTTAACCTTCCTCGTGTAATAACATTTGAAGCCCCTGAGTTAGCCTCTAAAACTAGATTACTAGAACTATCAATTGTGAGCTGAGTTCCGCTGTTCCCAATACTCCCCACAATCGTGCCGTCTTTGTAAAAACCTACTATGTCGCCATCGGAAGTCAAACGATTTAAATTAAGTGGGTCACCGCCATCTCTAGTGAATTGTGCCACGTTAACGTCACCACGCAAAGATAAACCAGCGGTTGCAATTCCTGTAACGGTTTTTCCAACGTGCAAGTTACCAACGTTGTCGATGCGCATATGTTCAATACCGTTTGTCCGAAAAGCCATTGAATTGTTAGAGTGTTGGTATTTTATCCAGCCAACATCGCTATCATCAGGGTCGCCAAACTGTAGCGTAGAATAGCCTGTGGTTGTGGCTCTAGCCCAAAAAATAGCCTCAGAGCCAGCGTTACTTGAATCCACTCGCACATACCCGTCACCAGAATCTGCTTGTGCATAAATAATCTGACCAGATGAACGGTGGACTTCCAGCGGATATGAAGGTGCCGAAGTCCCAATGCCAACGTTGCCATCACCACGAACCAAAAAGCGTGTCGTGCCACCCGATTGTACATCAAGAATATTTGTGCCACTACCAACCCCAGCAGTGTTCAAGCGCAACACATCTGAAGCCGTAGCATTGGTGTTATTAAAGTAAGCTAAATCTGCACTTGCAAGAGAAGCACTCACAGTCAGCCCATCAGCCGTCACACTGCCCTGCACATCGATTCCAGAGGCGGTGGTGGATAGTTTGGGGGAGTTGTCGTAGTACAGTGTAACTTGTGCATCATTGTTGCAATAAATATAGTTTTCACCAGTGTTACTCTGCAAAAATAAATCATTGTACTGAATGTATAAGTTACCAACTCCATTTTCAGTTATGTAGCTATGACTTCCATCGTGATAAATCTGCAAGTCAGACCCAGCACCGAAGATAGCCTTGTCGTTGTCGCCGAATTTGATGTCGTTGCCGTTGGTGTTTAGATCACTTGTTAGATTAGTTATGCTGATGTTCTCTAAAACATCCTGCTCAATCGCGTTATTTAATTCAGCACGACTAATCTTATTGGTTGATGCGCCAGAACTATCAACAACAATAAAGAAGTCATCAGCCGCAGTAGCTGAACCGGTAATCGCATCAAGTTCGGATATCTTTTTATCAGGCATTTTCCACCTACCACACTGTGATTTCAATATAGCCCGGACGACCGGGTTCTGGCTGAATAGAGCCACCGTTAGTTGTTGCTGTACCCCCAGCACCTAAAGAATAAGTTAATGTCTTGCCGCCAACAGCCGCCCCGGTAACATACTTTTGAACAACGCAACCAGCACCGCCATCTTCTTGTGAGTTATCGAAATTGTTCCCTGTTGTTCTGCCGCCGGACGCGCCAGCGTTCCAAAAAACATCACCGCCAGAGGGTGTCCCCTGATTTGTGTGCCATTCAGATGTTGACATAGAACCGCCAACACTGCCGCGCGAACCACCCGGCGCATTGACACTAATGCCAAGTGTTGCATTAGACACCGTTGTTACGCCGCCAGCACCACCCTGAGTATAACTATTAGTGCCAAGACCGCCAATGCCGGGGTTAGCGTGTACCGCGCCACCTCCACCGCCACCAGAAGCGCGAATTAAGATCGCCTGTGCGCCAGATGGGATGGTGTAACTTGTGCCGCTTGTTAATGTCGTAATAACTTGCGGATAGCCGACAACATTTGCCGCAATAGATTGCGCCACTCGAAGCGGTGTCATTATTTCTGTGTTGTTCGTGCCGGTTTCCGCAGTTGCTTGCGATGCAACTTGCAAGTCGATAATCTTCGTGCCGGATGAATTAAATATATCAATCCCAGCCGCAGATGCCGCAGTTAAGCTATTGCTAATCAACTCAAAGCGACTATTCGCAACATCGAACTCGCCAATCGTAATCCAATTCGCATCATTTTTATCGCGTATTTTAAGATAATTATTTGTCGTATCTAGCCACCACATCCCAGCATAAGTCGTGGATGGCGCAGATGAACTGCTATTGTTTGTCACAATAGCGGATAAAGCGTTGTTTAGATCAGACCGAAAAGCCGGTGTGGTCTGATTGTCAATAACATAATCGTGTGTTGCCATTAGTTATATCTCACCTTTGCGGTTAATTCCTCAATCGCCGGAGTGATGTCATCCGCAGTCGATTGCAATTCTACCTTAAATCTGAACGCGCGTCCAGAAAAGTCACCAGACTTGAAACGCTTATAATCTGACCAAGTTGGCGAACCAGCCGGATCATCGTCTGTTGTCGATACAAACTGAATAACATTTGTATCGGTAAATGATGTGCTACCGGTTAGATCATCGAAGTTGCCCGGCAAGCTATCAAACAATCCTGTCAACGTGTCAAATGTATCGGTTGCCGCATCATTAATCCGAAGCACCTTAACATCCATATTAACACGCGCAACCCGAACCGAACTTGTATCAATGTAATTACTGAACAAATAAGTCGAGGTCGATGGCGCAGTTGATGGATCAGTTATTCTTAAACGACTTGATGAAACGGAACAACCTGTTTTTGTGCCGCTAAACGCAGTATGTTCAGCTTGCGTTAATGTTGTTGCGAATACATCTAAATCTTCTTCACGCACAACGACAGAAGTCGGATTGACGGATTGGTTCCCAGATTTGTCGTATGCCTTAATAAGATAAGTGCCAGAACGCGGTGGAACTGTGACGCTATTCCCCGGACGCGCAACCTTATCAACCGCAGTCGTGGCATTAGCGAAAGTGCCGCCGCTTTCATCAGGCGTGTATCTAATGCGATAGAAAGACAGATCAAGATCAGGAACAGCATCCCACTCAAGATGAATACCGGCAGACGATACGTTGAAGCTAAAGTTTTCAACATCAGCCGGTGGGTCGGCTAGACCATCAACCGTGATATTAGTGATCGTAACAAAGTCGCCCTTAATCCCGAACGTATTGATCGCACGCGCACGCACATCGTATTCCGCATCTTCAACATCTAGCACTTCGGTTATACCTAGATCGCCAAAACCGGCTAAACGATAATCGGTTTCGCTGGTCTTCTTAAACTGCACTTCCACCTGATCAATACGCTCTGGCGCGTCAGATGAAACCGTTGCGATAATAACATTGGTCAAATGCTCGTTAATAACACGCGCTTCGGATGAGATATTTACACCGATTGGCGGCACATCGAACGGATCGGCAAGCGTGGTGTTGTTTGTTTCAAACGCGCTTTCTTCTGCCGCCCAGCTAAACACCGCAGAAGATATTTCACGCAAATCCATATTAACGATAAGCGAGCCATCAGCCTCTGGAACAAACTGCCAATTCACAACCTCAAAAGTCTTTTCATCCCAGCCGGCGCGTGTATTTGTTAAGTTAATGATGTCGCCAATCTGAACTTGAAACGCACGCATCCCAAATGAAGCGGAAACGCTTAACTGTTCACGCTGACGATAAAGCGCAATCTTAGCGATACGTTGTGCGCGTGTTGATGTATTGGTATATCCCAAATCAAAATCAATAACGCTCTTATCGCCACCGTCAACATCAATAAAGAACTCCGATGACACTTCTGGATAGTCGCTAACCTGATAATTGGTTTCCGCGCCTCTGAATGTACCGCGAACCGTATTGAAGTTATCGCGCCGCGAATGTCTTGTGTTAATCTTAATGGCTGACCGAAGATCATCCTCATCAAAAGATAAGACTGGTGTCGTGTAAGCCGCCGCCTTAACGCGCCAATAGCCTTGAGCATACCATATTGTCCCACCCATAGCGCGAAGCAAGTCATCTATAATATCTCTTGGTGTCCCGGCTGTGGTAAATGATCCGTTAATTGTGTATCGCTTTTCTGTGCCGCCAGCCGCAAGCGCAACGCTCTCATCGCAGATATTTGCGGCAGTAGCGAACAGCGTTTCATCAATGTCGTCAGTTGCCAGACCATAGTCAGCCGTTAAATAATCGCGCAAACATAACGCCGCATTATCTGACCAAGCGGTTGTTTCGGTGTTTGGATTATATATTTTCTTCCCCTTGACCAAGAAACTGATCGCCGGTTCGCCGTTAGGGAAGCTATCTGCGTTAAACTGCAAGCGGATATATGCGTAGCATATCCCTTGCAACTTATGATCAACCGTCCATAAGCCATCTGACTCGCTAACAAGCGTGTCATCGGCTTCTTGCGTATCAGTGCCTAGATGCGTCTTAACACGCACATAACCGTCATACTTAGATGGCGCAGTTGCGTTTCCGTCACCATCAAGAGTTAGTATTTCATCATTAAGATAAACGCTTGTGATTTCTTCACATTCGTGACCGGCAATCGCAACAACAAGATGCAAATATTTATTATTATCTGTTGCTTCTTTATAAACAACAACACCGCCAACCCTTGTTTGCCCATAGATAATCGCGTGGTCTTGAGCCGCGCCTATACCGGCGACCTGATATCCTTGCTGACCAGAAAAGGTTGGCATTTTCGGCTTTGGTTGTAATGATGATGATATGTAAGATAGGCCAAGCGTTACGGCAAAAGTTAAGGCAAAATAACTCATTGCGCTAATTGCTAAAGTGCCAGTGACGTATGCAACCGCAGTTGAAGAAGCGGCAGTAGCCGCCGCAATAGCGATTGACACCGGATCAGCAAAAACAACCGTGGGATAGAAAATCAAAAAGAATAAGAGAAAATAGCGCATCAGATTAGCCAGAAAATATCTTCCTCTTGTGGTGCGGAAAATTCAATTCCGTTATGCCCAAGAAATGCCACCTGATCAGAAACAGCGACACCTAAAGAAATCCCAGTAACCGACATATCTTCACGCTGACGACCGATAATATTGCCACGATGCGGCATAAGCGAATCTAAGCGCGTCAGACGCGTATCTATTGCTTCGACTATATTATCCCACCTGTTAGCCTTTAACAGCCCTAGAGCGTGCTTATAACACGATTGTGGGCTATCATATCGCCCCATCCAATCATTAGCGAAACCCTTGCCTGTTTGCACACGCACCGCTTCATTAGCAAAAATGAGGCAGTCAAACTTGCCCCACTCAAACGGCCTATTCCTAACGCTTTCGATGTAATCAGCAAGCCGAATATCCCAATCATAAAACATTAACGCCGTCCCCAGTTAAATTGTTTGTCTTGCAAATCTTCAACGAACTCAAATCCGCGATCTGTGGGAAATCGTGATTTTTGATTTGCGTCAGTATAGCGCAAAACGCGCGGCCTTTCTAAGTCAATTAATTTGCTTTCCATCGACAGCGCAACAGTCGAAGTTTCCGCGCCTTCCTCGATGTTCATTTGATCCATATAGCCTTTGAATATTTCGACCAGATCATTAGGATCGCCAGTTGTGATATCGATGCGTGAACTATCTTCCTGCAAAACATAGTTACCATCTTCGTCTAGCAAATAACTGCGGTTGGCATCCATTAATCCGAAGCGAATAATGCCAAGTCTTCCCTGATACGGTTCAGACAAGATAAGCGATAGCAATTCTGACGGTATGCCAGAAAGCGTTATCATCGCGCCTTTAGCTGATATTTCTGCGGTTTCGGATATTTCGCTAACCTTTAGAAATTGACCAGTGCCAACATAGGTTATGCCGTCAACTGTAATATTTCCAAGACCTGTCCAGAAATAAAGCGTCTGCGTATCAAAACGCAATTCAATAGCGAAAAACGGCTTAATCGATTCCGATGATATTGCGCTGATAATACCACTAGAAAGTGACCTGCTCATACTATCGCCTCAATAGCCGCAAAAGTTACACCATAGAAAGCGGCTTCGTTAATTGACCAATCTGTTTGATTTGTGCTTAGTCGAAACAGCCCCTTTGCGCTTGATACCACAACCGTTGCGTCATCAGCCGGTGCAGTTCTGATATAAGGCCAGATATCTAGCGTGGCCTGACCCAGCACGTTCGTATCAACATCAACCAGAACCTTGTGCAGTGTTGCGGCAGAGCCACCGCCTATCTGTATATAATCGCCAGCTTTAAGATAACCTGTTTCGCTTGTCGGCAATCCGTCAATCGTTAGCGTTTCGCCTGTTTGATCAGCACCGTTGACCAGTGGCGTTCCCGGCGTGGCTGACGCTGTTCCGCGTGGCGTTGCCGCGTTAGGATCGCCCAGCAAGAAAGTCCCCTTCACGCCATTAAGCGACAGCAAGAACGAAATCCATTCTTCAGCATCTGCGCGTTGCATAGGCGGCATTGTGACTTCTGCTTCCCAACGCTGACCAGAGTGTTGAACAACTTGTTGCTTAAATGTGAATGGGCTTTCTGTAATCGCAACCGCATTAACAGCGCGAAGATTTACCCTAGCGATGCCCGAAGCGGTTGGAAGTGTTAGCGGATATGATATGGTCATCTGTCACCTCAAGAAAATGCTGATGCAAATGTACCACCACGCCGTCTAGCGTCAAGCACCGCCGCTTTAGTGCCTTCTGCGATCTGCGGCATCAGGTTCATTATTTCAGCGCGAACGGTCTGCGATACGCCAGTTGAAATGTTAATGGTTTGATGCACAACAGCACCACCACCGCCTAGCTGGTTGCTTGGAATAATCGTCCCAGAACCGCCGGGGATAAAGAGTTCTGCACCCTTTTCGCCAACCATATATGGCTTCCCAGCCGCAACAGAACCACCCATTGCTTTTGCGCCAGTTTTGCTTGTGCCGCCAGTTGATCCAAATGGCATCGCGCTAGAAAGAAATTCCGCTATCGGTGCGCTAATCTGCATCCGTATCGTCATCCGAATAATATCGCTAATGATTGATGCCGCCATTTGTTTAAACGCATCCTTTAACTTCATCGTGCCGGTTACTGCGCTTAGAAGCGCATCTTCAAACGATTGGATGCCGCGAATAACAACATCTTCCATATTCTTACCGAAGTTGCGTGCGTTCTTCGCAAGTTCTTTTAGACCAGTTCCGAACTCGTAACTGTTGTCTGTGCCAGTATTCATTACATCGTTTAAGTTTTCTCCGGCTTGATACGCGGAATCGATGGCTTGCCTAATGTGAAAGAACTGAATTTCAAAATCATCTGGAAGATAGCCAATATTATTAATAGATGTGCCAAGTAACTCAAAGCCATTTGTTAAGTTTTCCGCTTGAATACTAATAGTGGAAAGAGCATTTGCAGTTTCAAATCCACTAAGCCCAAGATTGTTAAAATTATCATATAAATATTGAGCCTCTTTCCCCAACTCCCTCATCGCTTCAACATCTAGTTGCTCTGCCTTAGCAAGCTCTTCAAATCTTTTTATCAGACCTTGAACGCGTGGGTTAATATCGCCAAATGTATCGCGCAAAGACTCAATATAATACAAAGCATCTTTAGTGACTTTAGCATATCTTTCGGTGCTCATAGTCGTTCTTAATAATGCTTCCGTTACAAAATTAATTACGTTGATCAATGCGTTAATCGCGCCAACTAATAGATTAATAATGAAAGCCATCGTTTCGGCAAATGTTTGAATTGCGCTTACAAGTGAAAGGCTAATATCTCTCGCAAATGCTTTAATCCCACCAGCACCGTCATAGGATTTAATTAATTGTTCAATATATTTTTGCGCTGACTCAACCGCCATTTGAATAGCTGGAGCAAGAAACGAAACAACCGTATCGCGCAAACCCTTGAACAATGCGAACAAGCGCGTGAAGCTATCGTTAGCGTCCTCAACGCCCTTCGCCGCGCTTGCTGACAGCAATAGGCCGAAGCGTTCCGCTTCATCAGATATTTGCGCTAAACCTTCCGCGCCTTCTTCTAAGACCAGAAGCATTTCAGACGCGCGACCGCCGAACAAGTCTTGTGCGATAGATGACCTGACCGCGCTATTTTCAACATTACCAAAGCGATCTGCTAGAAGTTCCAACACCTTAAACTGATCGCCCATAACCGCGTTCAAGTCATCACTAGTAATACCCAATTTGTCAAAAGCGTCTTTTGCATCGCCAGTGCCACCTTGGAAGTCAACCATTACGCGGTTCAAATTACGAACAGCACGCGCAACCGTGTCAACAGATAATCCAGACAGGTCAGCCGCATATTCTAGCTTTCGCAAGTCTGCAACACTAATACCTAGTGTGCGTGATAGCTTGCTGATCTTATCGATGCTGTCCATTGATGATTTAATTAGGAAGCCAAAGCCACCAGCACCGGCTAAAGAGATTAGCGCGGTGCGGAAGCTAAAGACAGTCTTGCGAAGTGAATTAAGGCGACTAGCGACCGCCTTGAATATTCTTTGTGTGGTGTCGATGGCTTGGATTCTGATTTTGAGGTTTTGATCTGCCATCTTCTTTTATCCTAAAATAAGCGAACCACTCGTTAAGTTCATCAACCGTCAATTCTTCTATTTCCGGTTGTGTCTTGTGTAAGCGATCACATAGCTGAAGAACATTAAACCGCAAGTGATCGCTAGTTAGTTTTTTTCGTGCGCCTCTATCCCATCGATGCTGTTCATCATCTTCCCGGCGATATTGGCTATGGCGGTCAAGTCCATCTTCATAAGATACACTTTATCTTCGAGCGTGAACAGCTTATCGCCATCTTTATTTTCGGCCTTCATAATAATCATATCGACCATTCCAGACACTTGCATATCAACTAAAAAGTTTTTGTGCTTGCGCTGTAATTTATCGATATCACCGATGGTAAGCGGTGAAACATAGACTAGCAACGGAGCATCATCTTCACCCCATTCCGGAACTTCGATAACATTCCGTTGCCGTCTATTGTTGACGCGATCTAAGATTTCTTTCCCCAGTGACATTTAGAAATCTCCTTATGATACTGTGTCTTCAGTCAGGCCACCGCTAATCTGCACGCTATAAGTTGCAGTCACGATGCCATCGTGAGAAACACCGATAGAACGGCCTGTGACGATGCCAGAGCCGGTCAAACGATGATCGCCTGTGGTATCACCTTCCATCTGAAGATTGACCGTCACAGAAGAACCGGCAGTGCAAGCCAGTTGCGCTGTGTCGGTATCATCAAAATAGGTTTCAATCGTTGCAGTTGCATCAGTGAAAGATGCTTTGTAAGATTTAGCGGTATCGCCCATCGATGTATCTTCGATGACTTCCGCAGTTTGATCAACGGTGAAGCTGATAACTTCTGCCATTGAGTCAGAGCCGATCTTAACGACTCCATCGTTTCCTTTGAATGTTGCCATTTTTCAACTCCTGTTAGCTGGCAGTTTCAACGTCATTTTCTTTGGTTCGGTATTCAACCATCACCGTGAAGCGACCAATAGCGACAGGCTGTTCACCATCACCGCTAAAATCCGCCTCAAAAGCCGTAACCATAACGTCCTTCGCAAGACCGCCTAAAGTTACGTCTGCCGCCAAAGCCTCTTCAACTTCAACGGCAATCTGGTCAAGCGTGTTGTCGTAATTCGCAGTCCCGACAACATACGCTTCAATCATAATTTCCAAATTCCTAGCGATTGATCTCGCCAGCGTCATTGTATCAAAAACAACGGCTTCATTTCTAGTAAAAATACATAAGCCGGGCAAGTTCGCCTGCTCAATCGGATAGACACGATTGCGAAACACATTAGAACCGGTGGTCGTTAATCCTGTGACCGCCGTAACTATCGCATCCCTGATTTGCTTACGAACGTGTGCCATCAGTTCTTTTCCAATACCAGCATCGTCATCCCAGTACCATCGTCTTGTACGATGCGGATAGTGTAATTAACGCCGCTAACAACTAACGCATCGCCTTCAGACGCGCTAGAAACATCCGCCGTGCGGCAATGAAAGCGCGGTTGCTGAAGCGCAACCCCCACACCACCACCAGCATCAACCTCGATAAAGTCATTATCGAAAATGCCATTGACAGTGCTAGAAGCACCGCCAGATGGTGTATAAGTCGCCGCAACACCGAAGTCATCGACATTGACGAAGATGGCACGGTCATCTGCGCTTTCAACAGCCATTATTCGTCCTCTGGCGTTTCAATATCAGCAACATCAAAAGAACGGTCTTCCAGCTTCTTCTTAGGACGACCATATTTTTTTTCTGTAACTGCTTCCGCAAGACCTCTAGCAATTAGCTTGTTTGCAATGTTTTCGTGCAAATCGTGTTCTTCGCCAGCAAACATATTACCGCGATCCCCAGTATAACATTTTTCCAAAATCTTAATTTTCATCATAGCCCCCTTGGGAAATGGTGGGCGACCGAAGCCGCCCACCAGTTAAATTAGGCAGTTGATACCTCATCGGTGATTGCGAATGAAGCGGCGTTACGAAGAGCAACATCAACTTCTTGCATCACGCGGATAACAACGTTGCCGCTGTCACCCTCTGAATATGGATCAACCATAACTGATGGTGAACCGAAGAGGCCGACCATTAGTTGTGAGAAGTCACCGAAGATCAGTGCAGAAGCGTCAGTGCCACCATCGCCCGGATTTAGGTTTGATGGAACGTTGCTTGTGAACTCTGCACGATAGCCATAGATGCTGTTCCAAGGATCATTCAGAAGCATAACGCTGTCTGTGGATGAAACCTTAACAGTATTTGCCATCTTCGCTTTGACCTTTGGATTTGACAACCAACCAAGTGCGGCCTGATTGATAACGCCGTTAGCGTCTTCAACAGTCTTAACCAGATCGGTGATGTCAGCCCAAGTCAGAGCCGCAACATCAGTGCCGACAGAAATGTCAACATTACCAACGTTGCCATCGTTCAAGATGCCTGTTGGCTGACCTGAAGAGCCAGAACCTTGGATCGCATAGTATTCGATCTTGTCAGCGATGGAACGCAGAAGATCGTCTTGCACAACCTGTTCGATTGCTGGAACGCTCTCAAGAGCAAGCAAGCGAGAGATTGCGGCTTTTGCGCCAAGCGTGCGTGGCTGAAGCGTTACGCCAGCATCAGTCGGAGACTGATCGCTAACATCACCAGCTTCTTCAACGAAGCCAGCCGCCGCGCCGGTTGCAATTTTTGGCATACGGATGCGGTTAGTAAGGCCACCGATGTAAGTAACACCCAAGTTAGCCATTACTTGCTTTGCGCGTAATGCCTCAATGAACATATCGCCACGCTGTACAGTTGGAACGAAATTGTCGGTGACATTTTCCGTGCCTACTGCGCCAGTTGCGGCAGTTGTCATCACGCCAGAACGGAAAGCGAAGTCTGGGATGTAAAATCCGCGTGCTTCCTTGCCGGTGCGCTTAACGATTTCATCGTGCATTTCACGCTCAAGGCCAGCGTCACGCCAGTCACCAGTGACTTGTGCGCGGATCATCTTGCCAAGAGAATAAGCACGCTGTTCTTTAACAGGCGCATCAACAACGTGTGCTGGGGTGTCAAGCGGTTCGTTTCCGATAGCTTCCAACAGTTCGCCACGGAACTCGTCAATGGAAACACCACGACCAAGGGCTTCTTCACCCATTGATGCTTTGTTGTGCTTCCGTGCCAAAGTCATAATTTCTTTGGCATTTTTTTGTGCGGCTTTGGCGGCTTCCGCCCGAACCGCGTCAAGATCGATATCTGACATTTTGTCATCTCCTTTGATCTCAAGGGTTGCGTTTAAGGGTTCGGAACTCGACCGACCAACGCCGACTAGATTTGACTGATCTGCCGGGATTGAAACGATTGAAATTTCCATAGGAGTGGTAGCAACGCGATAAATCTCGTCACTATCTTCTTCACGTTCAACGCGACCATCTACACGATAACCAACGCTGATGTTTTGACGGATGCTATCCGTCACATCGTTAAACACCTCTGAAGCTAGTTCACCCCTTCCGAAGCGAACCTTAGCACGCAGACGGCGTGCCTCTTCATCAAGTTCAACAGATTCCACAACGCCAATCTGACGTTCCATATCGTGATCCAGCAATAGCGGCGCACGACCTGAGTTAAGAAACTCAAGGTTCATACTTTCGCGGCTGTGATCAATAACTTCCATTCCAAATGAACGCTTAACCGGTTCTTCAGAAGAAACGCCAACCATAACAGTGCGTGTTTCTTCATCAATAGCACGGTCATTCATATCCATAGCGCGATGAACTAAATCAGCACGTTCAATTCGTTCTTCTTCGTCATCGTGATATGGACGCTCTTCCATATCTTTATCATTGCCGCTCTCTTCCATTGCGGCTTGCGGCTTTGCGAAAGTGATGACATACGCATCATCATTTTCTTGCACATCAATGATATGTCGCTGTTCCATATCGTCACCTCTTTCTTCGGTTGCATCTTCCGCATTATGATCAAAATCATCGGAAAAATCAATCTCGCGTAAATCGTCAATCTTTCTTAACGTGCTGAACTTATGACCGACAAGTGTATCCGTTGCCTCATAATCATCTTCACCCATACGATACAAACGGATCAAAGCGGCTGGATCGTCTTCTGTGCCGGTGATGGTGAAGTCACTATCTGGCACGTTAATTTCGCCATCGCGCTCAATCTTTTCGATCCGACCACGCGCACGACCGCCAGAACTATCCCAGCTAACAAAGTCGCCAACGCTTAATGCGTCAGGCGCGGCGCGATCTTCATCATCGATGCGATCCATAACCCTATCCTTCTCATTAGCCCAAGATTTACCAGCATCACTGCCCCACAACTGCCACGCAATTCGCCCGGCTGACGGAAAACCATCTTCGCCCTGATTAAAACCCTCTGCTTCTTTATCAACTTCGTGCCTCGCAAAATAACTAACCATTCGCCGCACGGTGTCAGGCGATAATTCCTGACGATTAACTAGCTGACGCGCACGCGCAACGCCAACTTCAGTGCCGCCGCGTCCGTGTTCTTTACGCCAATCAAGACCGCGTTGCGCCTCTTCCGCCATAGTCGCGGTCGGCCTTAGATTAATATCTTGGCCTTTATAAGTCGCCATCATCACCACCTTGAACTTCTGGCGCGGCTGGCATCTTCTGACCAAATGGTTCAAATGCCATTGACAATCCTAGCTGTTGCGCTAGTTCTTTATCACGCGCTATTTGGCTAAATGTTTCTTCAACATCACGCCCATAATTCGCCGCAACATCCTGCATAGACAGGATACCGTTATTTAGCCCCACAACCGCCGCATTTATTTCTTTAAGTGGATCAACCCAATTCCAGCCACGGCCTCTAAACATCGCATTATCGCTAAACTTATCATATTTATTCGATGGAAGCGGAATGCCGCCGAAATCCATCGCGCTAGACAACCAAGCGCGGAACACCGGTTCAATAAAGTGTTCGATCATAAACATCTGCATCGCACGATAGCCATCACGCTCATCAAGCGCACCCTGACGGATCGATGAATAATTAACTGACGATAAATCGTTAGAAAGTGCCGCATAGGAAACATTTAAGCCGGATGATATACCGCGAAGCATTGCGCCTTCAAATTCTGCATAGCCGGTGTTCGGATGGTTAGGATCGAAGAACGAAATGTCCTGTCCAGCACCTAACTGGTGAAACGAACCCGGCTCAACATCGATGATAGGCGTGAAATCATTTTCATAACCATCGCCAACATAGTCATCGCCAGATGGTGTCTTGATGAAACCCATCTTCGATGCCTGTATGCGTGCGGCAATAACTTCGGCCTCACGATAAGCGTGCAACATCTTTAACGCCGACATAGCTGAAACCATAAACGGTTCGCCGCGCGTCTGATGCGTGCGATTAGCCATAAACAGATGGATCATTTCATCTGCCGGCACGCGCGTATGCTTTCGCGCTTGCGCTGTATGATATAATCTATCGCCCGGATGCGATGTTAAAACCCAATAGGCAACAGGCCGATGCGCCTTATCAAGTTCAATCCCCATTCTGATTTGATTGCCATTAGATAAGGTTTCGTTTTTCTTTTCGTCAACCATATCAGCCTCAATAAACTGAATGGCAAAACCATCACGATATTTTGTGCCGGATAGCTTTTTAACAAATACTTCGCCATCACGAACAAGCGTTTCAATCGCTAAACGCTGACAGTCATACCAAGACATCCGACCATCGGCTGTTGGCGCACCTAAACGCCCCCAACGCTTCCAAGCGTTTTCGATGATAGTATTGCCAGCCGCATCCAGCTTGCCGTCTTCATTTCTCGCCTTAACTTGGAGATGAAAACCCTTGTCGCCAACGATATTTGTCTTCATTAGATTCACATATCTACGCGCAAACTCGTTATCACGCACCAATTCGCGCGATCTATTTCGCATCGTTTCAAGTGTAAATCGCAACTCGCTATCAGCGGAGTTGCCACTATCCAGAAAATCACCGAACAACCTACCAGCACGCGCCGCCGCATAATTACGCTTCTTAAACGATTTCTTCGGTTCTTCAGTGCGCTTGAAAAAATCAAATAGTCCCATTTTCAAAACCTCACTTTGATCGTGCCAGCGTGCGCGCGTTTGTTTTTAACGTGATCAATGCGATGCTGTTTTACAACTTCACTGCGATAATAGTCACGCCATTCAACCAGTTCCGTCACCGGTATTTTAGAAAGTGAACGACCATTGATAGAGTAAGACAGAACGTCAGCGTCTGCACGGCCTTGCAGAACAGTTTCAATCTTATCCAGCATTATTTCAGCGTGCGAACGTGGATCAACATTATTGTCAAGATCGGTAATAATATCCCACGAACCGGTTTGAATAACGATGCGTTCGCTATCGCTGGTGCGTGTGATTTCTAACTGCCAATGGTGATGACCTACGTCAAAATCCGCGCTAACAACTGATGTGATTGTAAATAAATAATCATCACCGTCAGCAACGCCAGAAACTTGAAATTCGTGTGTGCCGCCGCCAGAAGACACCCTCGAAACATAAGCAACCGTGTAAGTTGAAGAGGGATAATCTTCACCTAAGTTCTTTTTGCGCCAAGTGACGCGATCACCGACAACGATTTGATGCGGTTCATATGTTAGTGCATTGTCGGTATCAAATAGATTCGCCATTAACGCCACCCATTAACAAAACCGCCGGGCTTCCGATAAGCGCGGCGCGGTTGCTGGTTAATTGGCGCATTATCCTTCGGCTTTTCTGCCGCGTGCGCCTGTCGATCTGCCAGTGTGTTTAGGTTAGTGTTCAAAATCGCCAATGCCCCTATCGCATACACCCGACAGTCTAACGCTTCGTTGCGCGTTCTTGTCTTCACAAATTCCCTGCGCGGAAACCCTTTAGAGAATTTCGTGACAATTTTTTCCGATGATGCCAGTTGCTTAAAATACTCATCTGGACGATCAGCCGGAAAATGACAATATCCCGCACCTTCCGATTGTATCTTAAGTCTGGAAAAAATCAATTCTTTTATGTTGTCAACGCCCAAAGTAAATAATCGTATCTTTCCGATGTTATTTCTGGTCGGTCTTGATACGATTGGACGGCTTTCGCCAGCCATCCCCTTTATGGCAAAAATGCGGCGACCTTCGCGCGGTCTAACAAAATCATAGACCGCTTTCGTGTAGTGACCGCCGCTATCGATGCAAGTCGCGCGTGGTTGTAATATCCGACCATCTTCGGTTTCGTATTTAGACATCAAGATGTTATCAACGTCTTGCCATAGTTGAGGCGAAGACGGATCGCCATAAACGGTTCGATAATCAAGCGACCAGCTTTCTTCGTCACGCCCCCAGCCTACCGTTTCAATCTCAACGCGGTCATCTTGAACGTCAGCACCACAAGTTATCACCAATATGCGCTTATCTATTCTGTCGCCGAACTCTTCAGCGCGTTCCGCAACCGCATAGTCGTCAATGCGTTCACCTTGATCTTCCCAGCTTTCAGCAAGATAAACATTCGTCCAAACACGCAAGGTTTCTGCCATCTTCTTAGCAGACAAGAAGTCACGAACCGCATCAGCAAGCGGAGTCCAAGGCGAATAAATGCCATTGATGTGAAACCCAGCCACGCCCTTAAACTCTTCTGTCGCTTGCCAATGACCATTACGAACAGCGCGATAACGCATCGCATCGTTCCAAATACTGCCACACTCTTCGCAAACATAATGCGCTGTTTCCGGTTGATCTTTATCCCATCGAACGTGTGACCACTTTAAGGTTTGTTCGTGACCGCAATCTTCGCACGGTACGAAGAATTGACGCTTATCGCTTTCTTCAAATGCGGCCTCAATGCGCGATGCGCCTTTGTTTGTTGGCGTGGAAACCAGAACGATCTTTCTGTTCCAGAATGTTGCGGAACGTTTCCGCGCTAATTGGATCGGATCACCTTCTGAACCGGCTGACGCTGGATAGCGGTCAACCTCATCGCACAACACAACGCGTATCGGCCTCGATGCCAATCCTGCCGCGCTGTTCGATCCGACCATAGAAATGTGACCGCCGGGGAATACTTTGTGCGTTGTTGTATTATTCGCATCGCGTGATCGTGGGTCTTTCACCTTGCCGCGCAATGATGGAGTGTCACGGAGCATTGGCGCAAGTCGGTCTTTACTGAATGACTGCGCCATATCCAAAGTTGGCTGGACGACTAAGATGGGTGACGCATTGTGATGAATATAATACCCGATGCAATTCAAAAGCATTTCGGTCTTGCCGACCTGTGCGCCAGCCATCACGCAAACATCACGAATATTCGGATCACTAATGGCATCCATTATGCCACGCTGATATTCTGCGCGACTGGTGTGCCACATTCCCGGTTCTGCGCTACTCTCTGATGACAGTCGCCTTTCGCGGTCTGCCCACTGACTTACGCTTAGGCGTGGCGGCGGCTTCAGAACGGCTAACGCTTCCCTCACCACCACTTGCAGTGACGTTTGCGCGTCCGGCATTTTGCTCTGGTTCATAACTTGCTAACTCACTTAGTGCTTCGTGTATTTGCTTTTCTATTAAATCCTGTATTACACCGATATCAGTTTCCGTGGCAATTAGCGGTGCAGTCTTAGTAGGAAGCGCAAGCAACTTGCCGCGCATCGCACCCAGTACATCAGTCCACGCACCTAAAACATCTTGCGAAGCGACCAAATCACCTTTTGCTTTGCGTAATTCTAACTCCGCAAGTTCCGCATCTGCCGCCATTTTTCTCGCTCTGGCGGCGTTATAATTCGGTTCATCGATTGGCGGTCTGCCCATTTTTTTTGCTGTTTCTGTCATCTTAACCACTTTTAGTTAAATTCTGTGCCTAGAAAAACCTTGCGATCCGCAACGACC